TTAGGTGATAACTCAACTAGATATATTTCACAATTTCAAAGAACAGACTTCCATTTAAACGGCGACATTGATGAATTTTGGTGTGGTGGTGACGAACACAAATGGATGTATATGAGACAAAAATCAACTGGTATGTTATGGGTAAATGATGGTAATTACGGAACATACGGCGGTAGAGGTACACGTTCACAACAAGGTTACTGGTACAACTCTGGTGGTATTCACGGAATGATGTCTCATTTAAGAGGACCAAAATACGTAAGATACGTTGCAGGTATGAACGAAAACAGAGGTGATGGTTCTTATCAATATGATTTCCCTCTAATACTTGATGAATCAGGTGAAGTATGGTACGGTGGTTATTCTCAAGGTTTCTATCCTTCAGGTACTAACTCGGATCCGAGTAATGATTCAGATGGTTGGGAACATATGCCAGAGCAAGCGTTTGAAGGTAACTCTGAAAACAGACATAGAAAAAGAAGAGGTACCGTTCCTAACAATATGAAACTTGTTGACTTACATTGCTACGGTTATCCAACTGCTCAAAACTTTGCAGCTAGAGATTCACACGGTAAATTGTTAACTTGTGGTTACGCAGGTAATAACAATACGTATCTATATGACATTATGCCTTACAGATACTATACTCAAACGATTTCATCTTGGGGTAGTAATAACTACCGAACCCATTGGGCTTCATCTCCAGGTGATTAATAAATAGTTTTTGACTAACTATTTTTATTATGAAGGAATATAATGTATAAAACGAAACAAAACTATTTAAGATTCAAAACACACGAAATCTTTTCAGATAAGTTTAAACAATATCCTAAAGAGCAACAAGCTACTTACTGGTATCAAATTTGGTTTCTCATTAATAGTATAGAATTATTAATGAAAGATTGGGACTTTGATACTCACGAAGTCGCAAAAGATTTTACTCATAAATGGCTAGAGTTATGGCCGTTTCCTTTAAACAATACAATCGGTGGAGCACCTGCTTATCAAAAAGTACCAGCTTTAGTTGAAGGCACAGATTATCTTTGTGAAAAATATAGTCTAGTCGGCACTTGGTCCTCTGATTATAAAATACCAATTAATAGATTTTCTGTTCAAGTTGTTTATGGTGTATTAGTAGATTTATTTAAAGATGTATTAAAAGTTGAACAAGAACAAGTAAACGCCTTTTTATTACCATTAAAAGATTATGATAAAAAAAGATTTACAAGAGCAAGACAAGATACTATCAAAGCAATTGTTGGTATGTCTGACTTTTTTATGAATACAAAGGAAGTATGGGAAGAAACTAAAATGTTTGGTGATTGGAGAGAAATGGATGCCAAGAGACAAATTGAAGAAGTAAAACAAGGCTTTATTGACCATAAAACACCTGAAGATTATCCTTTAGATAAAAATAAAATTATTGACCATAGAAAAGGTGTTGAAGATAACCAATTTGTAAGAGAAAAGCCCTTTTTAGAAGAAAGTGATAGAGATTATGGACAACGAGAAGAAGTATAGAATAAAAGATTTAACTTGGGAATATCATAAAAACGCAGAGAGACAAGACTTTGTTAAACTTTTATTATCAGGTACTATTGATGAAAAATTATATGCAACCTACTTATATAATCAATTAATTTGTTATGGAAAACTAGAAGAGTATTGTTTAGAAAGTTCTTTATTTCACGACACATTAAATCTACCAAGAGCGCCTCATATTTTTTATGATTACAGAGCATTATGGGGAGATATAGGTAGTCCTCCTGTTCAAACTGAAAGTACAAAAGCTTACGTTGAACATTTAGAAACTATTAGAGGTGAGAATGAAAAATTATATGCTCACGTTTATGTAAGACATTTAGGTGATTTATCAGGTGGTCAAATGATAATGAAAAAAACGCCTGGACCTAATAGATACTATATATTTAAACACGGCGAGGCAAAAGAATATAAGAGAATTGTAAAAGAACGAGTTGAAAGTTATTTAAATTTATATGAGGTAAATGTGTTGCCAGAAGCAATATTTTGTTTTGAAAGTGCAACAAAACTATTTAAGGAAATGTATGATTTGGGACAGACTAATAAAGTGGAGTAATGAGACTATTGAAGTCTTAAATAAAAATCTGGTTGAATATAAAGAACCAGGTATGGAAAGATTCAATAACGAAAAATTAGGCTGGGTAAATAGAACCTGGAATAATAGATATATTAGACGTGCTCATTTAGATGTAGTTGATGTTAGAGAATCAAAAGGTCTCTGGATGGCTCATCTATGTTTATTTCCTATGTTAACAAATGGTGGACCAATTTATGGTTTTGATGTTATTGCAGGTGAAAAAAAGGTAACAGGTGCTTTTCACGATTTTAGTCCTTTACTACAAAAAGACCACCCATTAACAAAATGGTTTATAGAAGAAAACAAATCATTTAAACCGAGCAAAGAGAGAGAGTTACCAGATTGGGCAAAGGCTATCTTCTCGGGAGGTATGATAGCCGCTGGTAATATAAGAGAAGAAGAAGAATTAAATAAAATTTGTACAATGGCCGTTTCTAATTTAAATAATTATATTGACAAAATTAGAAATCACGAAGGCGAAGCTGATATGAAAGATGTAATTAAAGCACAAAATTACTACTCTGAACATCAACAAAAGAATCCACATACACCTAGAGTTATGCAATCACTTGGTTTACCTGAAGAGGATATCAAATTATTCTGTTCGGACAACTTGTTTCCGTTTGTTTCAGAAAACCAACCCTACTTGTAATAACTATTATAAATATACCAGAATAGGGTATAACAAATGGCAGAACCAGCAACTAGAGAAAATTTAAAACAATATGCTTTAAGAGCATTAGGTAAGCCTGTAATTGAAATCAACGTTGATGACGACCAACTTGAAGATAGAATTGATGAGGCTATACAATACTTTGCTCAATACCATTATGATGGTGTTAAAAGAACATATTTAAAATACCAATACACAGCAGCTGATAAAGCTAGAATGACAGCAGACGCTTCAGAAACGGCAACTATTGGTTCTGATACAACTACTTGGAAAGAAGGACAGAATTGGTTAGCTATACCATCTTCTATTCTTTCTGTAATTAATATATTTCCCTTTTCTTCTAAAGGTAGTCTAAACTTATTTGATGTAAGATACCAATTGAGATTAAATGACCTTTACGACTTCTCATCTACAAGTGTTGTTAACTATGATGTAGTATTAAGACATTTAGATTTTTTAGACCACATATTAGTTGGTGAAAAACCTATGAGATTTAATCAACACGAAAATAAACTTTATATAGATATGGACTGGAAAAATGATTTAGCAGTTGATGAATATTTGGTAATTGAATGTTATAGAAAACTAGACCCAGCTACAAATTCAGACGTTTACAATGACCTCTTTTTAAAAAGATATGTGACTGCTTTGTTTAAAAGACAATGGGGTGCTAATCTATCTAAATTTGGTGGTGTTCAAATGATTGGTGGAGTTACCTTAAACGGTCAAGAAATATTTTCTCAAGCATTGGGAGACATTGAAAAATTAGAACAAGAAATTAGAACGTCTTACGAATTAAATCCAGCAATGATGATAGGGTAAAATGTATGGCAATCAATCACTACTTTCAAGGTGGACGAGGCATTGGTAATAACGCCGAACAGAGATTGCACGAAGACCTAATCATTGAAGGATTAAAAATCTACGGACAAGACGTTTATTACCTACCACGAACATTAGTTAACAGAGATTTAGTATTAGGCGAAGATACTACAAGTCGTTTTGACGACTCGTATATGATTGAAATGTATTTTGAAACGCAAGAAGGCTTTGCTGGCGAACAAGAATTAATTAACAAATTTGGTTTAGAGATTAGAGAAGATACAACACTTGTTGTTTCTAAACGTAGATTTGAGGAACACGTAGCAAGTAAAGCTAATTTAATTGCAGTAGGCAGACCAAACGAGGGAGATATAATTTATCTACCTTTAATGAATTCATTTTTTGAAATTCAGTTTGTTGAAGACCAAGAGCCATTCTTTCAATTAGGAAATTTACCTGTTTATAAATTAAGAGTGACTAGATTTGAATATGCAAATGAAGAGATTAATACAGGTCAAGAAATACTTGACCAAGCTGAAGATAAGTATTCATTAAATACATTAAATCATAAAGTTGGTTTAGAATCTGGTCAAGTTGCATTGACAGGTGATGGTTCA